AACATTCGTATTTTGCCGTCCCACATACGATTACGAAATGCAGGCATAAACTTATATCCAGGCACATAGAATGTGAAGAACTCAGATAGTTCTCGTTGAATACTTGGGTCAGCATCAACCGTTAGATACACCTCGTCTTTCTTTTCTAAAATCAGAGTTTCCATAGATTACATTACCCAAGTCATTACACTATATCTGTTTCCCGATATCACTTTTTTTACTTCGTGTGGGAACATGAAGTTAGATGGGAAAACAACAGCAGAACCTTGTATCTTCTCTATGTATTTGTCGCCACAAAGAACAAACTCACCACCTTCATAGTCATCATTTAAAAAGATTAAAGATGTCAGATGTGGGTATCCTTGTTTCTGACCATGACTATGATGTATAGCATCAATATGTTGTTTCATAAATCCATTTGCTTCGTAACGATTTATTCTAAAATCAGTATATTCTAGTATCTTAATTTTATCGTGAACACTAATGTAATCGTTTACACAATAATTAAATGCTTCTTTTAATTCTTTATGATACTTCCGATGGCCGCCAATCCAGCGTTCTTTCATTGAAACTTTAGACTTGCCTGTATTTTCGTATGCGTTTGCAAATGTGGAGTCTTTCCACTCAGCATCAGCTTCATAGTTATTAATTATTAAATTACAGGTTTCTGTATCTATAGCGTCTGGATAAAAAAAGATATAATCAGAAATTTGCTGATTGGAATTCATGATGTTCTCCTACTTGTCCTTTTACTTGAATGTTCCAAGCTATGCTTATGCGATTATTAGTTGACTTGTTTGGTTCAACCCAATGTTGCAACCAAGAAGGAAAAAATATCGCTCTATTTTGTTTAGAGGCATATCTCAATAGACTTGCATTTGTTACATTTGTTTCTTTTTTTCTAGGTGTAATAACATCTGCGGCTGGTCTAGGGTCTCGAAACATTATACTAGCGCCTTGAGAAGAATGTAAATAATACACCCCACTTAAAAAATTATTTGAGTGTGTATGAGCAGGATGATTCTCACCACTTTTCAATACATTTGCCCACATATCAGTTATCACAATATCTTCAACATCATATTTTAATTTATCTAATATTTCTTTGCTGGTTGATATAACTAATTCTGTGAATTCTTTAAACTCTTTTTGTTTGTGTAAATTAGCAGACTTTGTTTGCCATCTATTATCATAATCTCTACTTTCCCACAAATCAAATATATATTTTTTCATTACACTAGTATCAGAATGATAAAATTCTTCTATTAAAAATAAATTTGTCGGAAATATTTTTTGATGTTCCATTATAAAGCGCCACTCGTAAATCTTTTCCAATCAATAGCATTTTTGATTATAAAGTTTCGTGTGTTAATGCTTCGTAATAACTGTTCAAGATAGTTTACTACTTGTCGTAGATACGCTTCTTTCTGGTCTGCTCTTTGTAGTTCTTCATCTGAATCCATATAGATATGAACATCTGCCTTGAGTATTTTCAAGTCAAATGGTTTCTCTTTATAAACTGATGGGTCTGATTTACCTGTATAGTATTCCCACTTCTGTCGTTTAAGAACTCTATGGTCATACTCTGCCTTCTTTAGAAGTAAAGAAAACTTGTTAAAGTGTTGTAGGTATTTGTTGTGAAGTATTGGTATCTTTATCGATTCTGAGCCTAAGTCAGTTTCGTCTATTTTTAAATCTCTGTTAGCTGATTCTTGCAATTCTTCTAGTGTCATATTATATCCATTATTTAAGTGTATCAATTATATTTATACGCCCACAAAAAGTGGGTATTTCAAGTGTTACAGTTGAACTATTTCATAGTACATGTAACTAAAATCTACAGATGCTTGTAGATAGTTCACATCACTTGCCTGTACATCATATGATAATGAGCCAAGAGATGTTGGGAAGATGTTGTTAAATCTTATTTCCGTTACAGCAATGTTCTTGCTGTTTAAAACTGTTAGTGTAGCGTCTGAATATGTTCCGCCTTCAGCAAGTGGTACTGGTGTGTTTGTGATTGGCACAACGGCACCAGATGTAGTACCAGGATATCTATCAGCACCAGCTGCCTGTAAGTCTGCAAACTGTGTGTGATTCTGTGGGAACCCTAGTGCAATTATCCAGTCGTGTATTTCTTTATAGTTATTTAGATTCTCATCTACAAGAAACGATATCGCCAAGTCTTGATACGAAACTTTCTCACCAGGAATAGGTATGTCTTTTAGTCCTGTTGGCATAGACGCCGAACCAATAGAGATGCCAGGAATGTTCGCAGACTGGCAGAAAAATTCTACAGTCGGTAGTTTAGAGCATTTAAACCTAAATTGTACAGGACTTGCATAGTCTAGTACGGACGGCTCTCTAGTATTTACATTCGTTGTTGACATTAGTTATTTACAGGTGCGTTTGCACGCCATTGATAGCACGACCAGTATCTTGCACTTGTTTTATCTTTTGCAGTATCACAGTTGTGTCTAGCACGAAATGACTTTCTTCTTGCTGGGTCATCTCTTTTGATAGATAGTCCTGTTGTATCGCCGAAAGATACTTTCTTTACTTTGTCGCCATCTTTGACATAAACATAAAACTTCTTACTTCCACCTCGTATCGGGTCGTTCAGTTTAACTTTCTTACCTTGATACTCTGCCTCAGTAATTTCTAAGTCTTGATATTTTTGTTCGCAAATGCAGTCTATTGCTTCTACTTGTTTTAATGTTTTCATACTATTATTTATAAGAGTTTTGGAAGTAAAAAAAAGACACCCGAAGGTGCCTTTTTCTTGTCTACTGTGTAGAAAAAATTACATAATGTTTGTAACTTTTACTCTACGGTAGTAAACATTCTGGTCTCCAGCAGCAGGTGATGTTAAATCAATTGCGCCAGCGCCGTTAGTTGTTGCAAATGGATTCGCAACCATTCCGTAACGAGTCTTGAAACCAATTTTAGGTTGGAATGAATCTTGACCAACTGCACGAACCATTTGTAAAGGAACATATGGGCAGTAGAAGATACCTGAATCGTAAGGTGAAGTACCTTTATATCCAGCAACATAGAATTGACTTGCAGAAACATTCGCACTATATGGGTCAACATATACTTTGAACTTACCATTAAGAACACCAGCAAAAGTATTACCAGTATCATCAACATTTAAGTTAGTTGCAAGTGCAGGTGCGTAATCTAATACACCAGCCATTTGAAGAGCAGAAGCTACATCAGCAGAACAGATGATTATATTACCTTTACCTCTACGAGTTTGTTGACCAATCGCATTGGCATCTCTCTCTAATTGGTAAAGTAGACCTTTGAACTTCTCAACAGACCAACGACCATTTGAGTCGGTGTCTAAATCGAAGATACCAGCAGTAGTAGTATTAACTTGTGCACCAGCCTTAGCAGTAGTATAGATAGTTCTAACTACTTCACGGTTGATTTCAGCAAGAATTTCACTTGACAAGATGTTTGCAAGTTCAGTTTCAGCGTCTAAGCCGTGAATTGCTTTAAGGTCTTGTGCAAGTTCCATTGTATACTCTGCTTTCAAAGCTCTTGATTTTGCAGTTACAGTAACTTTGTCGATTGAGAACGCCATTTCAGCAAACTCATCAGTTCCGTCACCTAGTGTTTCTGCTTCAGCAGTTGACATTCCAGAACCAGTAGTATAAGTACCAGCAGCAGGACTATCGTTTAGTGTTGCAGGGTTAGCGCCTGAATGTGAATCAGGTGAACCTGTGTTTGAAGCAGCATCTTCAGCAGAAAAGTCTGAATCAGCTTCGTCAAATAATGCTTCAGTACCACTTTGTGTAGAATAGCGTGATTTCATTGCAAAGATAAGACCAGTAGGTCCTGTCATTGGTTGAACACCACAAATATCATACGCAATTAGGTTAGGCATTGCACGGCGTACTAAAGAAATTAGTACAGGATCCCAAGTGTCAATAGCACCGTCAGATGCAGTCGAACTTGATGAGCCCATTGAGTTGACAGGTGCAGCTTCAGTCATAAAGCCTCTGTCCTCTCTTACTGCTCTTTCTTGATTCTCAAGAATAACAGTTGTAACAGCACGCTTATAGCTATCACCGATTTTTGGTAAATCTGGATGCTCTAGGACTGGCTGCCACTTTTCTTGTAAATTTTCAGTAAGATACATTTATCTCTCCTTGTTATTTATTTTTTAGTTAATCACTCTTACTTTAAAGAAGTAAGATTTTTTGTAATAGCGGCCGTATATGCAGCCATAGCATCGGATGTACCAGCGTCAGCAGGTATATTCGCCGCCACAGAATCAACTTCATCATTAGATGTCGCTTCTTCTATTTTCGTTTTAGGGAAATAAGATTCTTTAATAGTTTCTAATTTCTCTGCGAACTTCTCAGCACTATCGAATTCAACATTCTCAGCCATAGAAACAAACTTCTCCTTCTCAGTATCAGCTAAATCTTCTGATACAGAAACGACTAAACTTGCTCTTTGTAATTCAGAAGCATCTTTAGAAAGATTGACATTTTTCTCAATCTGTTCGTTAAGTTTACTTTCTAAATCTTTTACTTGAGATGTTAAATCATCTAGTACATTGTATTTTTCTTCAGGAACATCAATATAATGTTCTTTGAAAAGTCCTTTAAGTCCAGTGATGAAATCTTCAGCGATTTCAGTACGAATACCTCTTTCAACTGCTAATTCATTTTCTTTCATCCATTCTTCAACAACATAGTTAAGATATGAATCGACTTTCTCGACCATAGCTTCTTTTACTG